AACCTTAACGGTTTCAACTTCAACCAGTCTGTCGTAGACTCATCTGGTAAGGTTGTTCCTACTTGGGGTGACGTTCTAAACAGAGCAAACCTTGGTATGGAAGTTATGCATGAAAGAAATGCACACAACTTCCCACTTGACTTAGCATCTGCTGAGACATCTGAGGTTGCACTTGTTGCTCCTTCTGTTGGTTAAGATATAACTAACAACCAAATTAAGACTCACCTTCGGGTGGGTTTTTTTTTGTCTAAATAAATCAGTTTGACCAAAAATAATGACAAGTCTCATTGACCCAAAAAAATATACCAAAACACTTGACCTATTAAGGTCATTTTTTTTGTCTAAAGGTTTTTACGAAGTTCATACTCAGAACCGTTTAAGTATCCTTGCTGCTTGTGAAGATCCAGAAACAGTAGCAACTTATAATTACAGTGGCGATGTGTGGCCACTACCACAGACAGGACAGATGTGGTTGGAATATGAATTGCTCAAAAACCCTGAAGCACCAGGATTTTTCTGCCTATCAACTTCATATAGAGCAGAACCAAATCCAGTACCAGGTAGACACGAAACGATCTTCCCCATGTTTGAGTTTGAAATGCACGGAGGTGTAGAAGAACTTGAAAAAATGGAAATAGAATTATGCGAACATCTTGGAATACCATTAGATCCAGAGAACATCAACACTTATGATGATTGGACTAATCAGTATAATACTAAAGAACTTGAGCACGAACATGAAGAGAAAATTGGTCGTGGTATGATTACTAAGTTCCCTGAGTGGACATCACCTTTCTGGAACATGTCAAGAAATGACGACGGAACCAGTAAGAAGATTGATGTAATCTTAAATGGTATGGAAACTATTGGTAGTGCAGAACGCAGCACTGATAAGAAACAGATGCGTGATACATTCCATACTATCTCTGATGGTGGATATGCTGACTTACTTTACAAATTATTTGGTAAGGAAAGAGTAGAGAAAGAACTAGAAGAGTTCCTTGACTTTGATTTCTTCCCTAGAAGTGGTGGAGGAATAGGAGTCACACGTATCATGCAAGCAATCCCTGACTAGGGATTCCTTTGTGAGGTGACGAAATTGGTAAACGTGTCAGTCTGTTTAACTGATGTCTCTGGCGGGACTTGAAGGTTCGACTCCTTCCCTCACAGTTTAAAAATTTATTTATAGATATAAATATTATTAAGTTCTATTAACTAAAATGTTCTGTAAAGTAAAAAAGACAATTAAAGAATACAGAGATTTTCAAATGAAGATGTATACTCGTGTTGCTGATAGACTTGAGCAAAGATTGGCAGCAGTTATTGCAGCAAAGCAAAAATTAGCAGAACAGATAGATAGAGATAATGAAATTATAGAAGAGTAGTGGATTTCGAAGATCAATTAGATACAGAACATCTTCTTTTGGAAGATAGGATATGTAGAACTTGTGGTGTATCTAAGAGTCTTCTTGCTGATTATTATAAAAATCGTAAGAATGCAAGCCTTGCTTCTTCATATTCTTATGAATGTAAGATTTGCACATCAGAACGTATAAAGAAACGAAGTAAACAGAAATATAAACTGGGAACATGTAAGGTATGCGGTATATCCAATAAGAAATTGAAGAAAGATATATGTCAGAATTGTAATAAAGGTTTGAGAGAATTCAAATATAATATTGACATCCTCAAAAATGCTGTGGTATACTTAGACATATAGATAGATACTTTAGTCACTATTTTCTCATGAAGATTTTCTTAGATACTGCTGATACTCAATTAATTGAAAAACATTTTACAACAGGACTAATTGATGGTATTACCACTAACCCTAGTCTCATTTTAAAGAGTGGTAAACAACCAGAAGATGTATACCGTCAATTAATTGAACTTGGTATTCCTGATATTAGTATGGAAGTTGTTGGTAATAACAAGCAAATGTTTGATGAAGGTATGAGATTATATGATAAGTTTGGAGAACAATGCACTGTTAAAGTTCCTTGCACACCAGATGGATTGGAAGTGTGTAAGGATTTATCAGATGAAGGAATTAAGGTTAATGTTACTTTGATTTTTAGTGTATCTCAGGCAGTATTAGCAACTAAAGCAGGTGCAAGATACCTATCTCCATTCGTTGGTCGTGTAGATGATCAGAGATTTGGTGGGTGTAATTTGATCAAGAGAATTAGAGAGGTCTTGAGTCCAACTTGGAAGGACTTTAATCCTTATGAGGAGACTGAGATACTATCTGCATCTATAAGATCTGTTGGAGACGTTGAGCACTCATTTGCACAGGGTGCAGACATCGTAACAATGCCACCAGCAATCTTTGCTAAGATGTATGACCATGTTCTTACTGATGTTGGTATTGAAATCTTTGATAAAGATTATGCTAATGCAATAGCAACTAAATAAAATTTCGGAGATTTATAAATTATGCATGGAAATTTAGAACCAGAAGAAAAAGTTATGTTCCCTAACAACTTTACTGTCTATTCAAAAGACGGATGCCCATATTGTACTAAGATAGTGCAAGTTCTTCAATTAGCAGAAGTAAGATATGTTGAATATAAATTAGGTCGTGATTTTGAAAGACCTGAATTTTATGGAGAGTTTGGTCAAGGGTCAACTTTCCCTCAAATACTTTTTAACGGAACAAAATTAGGAGGATGCAGTGACACAATCAAATACCTCCAAGAAAAAAAACTTGTCTGAACTTCCAATAAATAGAGGAGTAGAATTAGTATTGGGAGGTAGACCAAAACCTCAAAAGGAAAAACCTTTAGGAATAAGGTTTGAACAAATGGTCTCCTTCTTTAATAGAGAGATTCATTTTAACTTTGAGGTTTCGTTTTTAATTAAAAAGAAATCTTGTGGAGAAGAATCATGACTGCATCTGCATCCGTTTTAACAATTTTTTCTTTGTTAACATTGCTTTTTATGATTGTTGGTGGTATAATTGGTTATATGGTCAATGATCACAGAGTAAAAGCACTAACAACGTATTTACATCCAGAGATGTATGACCAAAATGGTAATTTATTACCAGATGAAATTTTAGCCGTTCGATTTGAAAATGACTTTACCGAAACCGAAGACAACTCAGAAGAGGAAGACGACCAAACCTAGAGCAAAAGCAAAACCAAAGGTAAAAACAAATGCTGAAACTTTAGTTACACTTCCACCAAATCCTTTTGCACATGAGGTTTTTGAATTAGTATCAAAACAAAGATCGAAAGCAAAGAAGATTGAGTATTTAAAAAAATATGAGCATCCTTCTTTGAAAGCATTGTTTATATGGAATTTTGATCCAACTGTAATAACTTTGTTACCACCTGGTGAGGTTCCTTATTCTAGTTTGGAAGAAGAACAAAACACTAGTGGAACTCTTACTACCAAAATAAATCAACAAACTGATACTATGAGATTTAATCAATCTCAAGCATTAGGTAGTAGTGATAATCTAAAACAAGGACGCACTTCTATTCGTAAAGAGTATGTTAAGTTTTATAATTTTATTAAAGGTGGTAATGATACATTGAAAGCTCTTCGTAGAGAAACCATGTTTATTCAAATCCTTCAAGGTCTTCATCCATTAGAAGCACAATTACTTTTCCTTGTGAAGGACAAGAAATTGACTGATCAGTATAATATTCCACAGGATATTGTATGCGATGCATATCCAGATATTGTATGGGGTGGAAGAAGTTAATTATGGCTGAAGTAATACATGAGAAATGTGATAAAGATCAATCTCTTGATCATAAGTTACCAACAGATGCTTTCTTGGTAACTTATTCAGTTGAAAATAATATACTGTATGATATTACAAGAGCAGGTTCTGCAGTAGAAATATTTGATCATTACTGTGATACATATGGTAAAGATGCTGTTAAAGGTATCGATTGGACTCAAGGTAATGTAAATCCAAAGATGTATAATTATGGGTTAGATAAAAAACCTGTAAGAAAAAAGAGAAAAAAGTAAAAAGTGTGGTATAATGGAATCCCCTAAACTATCTTATTCAGAAATGGTAAAAGAAGTTCCTAATTGGGAAAATGAGTATCTTACTATGAAAGGTATTCAGGTATCTCAAAGAGAAGAGCAAATCTTAACTGGTGATGATTTAAAAGCACATGAAGGAATGATGTATGGTCGTCTTTATGCTGATTGGAAAAGGAGGAAGGGATATGAATAAAAAACCTTACGATGATTCTAATTGGAGAGAAGAGTCTCTTCCATACCACACTGGTAGGCAAGAAGAACTATTGAGGAATGGTCCTAAAAGTCTTTCTCAATCATGGCTGATGCAAGCAATGTATAATAAATGGAAGAAGAGAAATGGATATAAAGATCCTGAACCACCCGATTGCCAATCATCATTAAAGGAGTTCTTTTCTAGACAAGATAGCAAAGAATATTCTGATGAACTTGAAGATCCATTTGGAGGACATTAAATGTTACTGACTGAACAACAAAAAAATTCTTTGCAAAAATTGACAGAGGAATTAGAAGGCAAAATAAAATTTGTTTCATGCACTAATAGTGCTAGACAATCTTGGAATAAAATTGAAATTATTTACAATTCATCTACGGAGGATAATTAAATGGAAACATTATATAGTGTGCAACAATTTGCAACACAAGGTTGGACTGATGTTTCAAAAAATCTAACTAAAGAAGATGCTTCAAAAAGATTGAATGCATTAATTTCGGAAGGATTTAATCCTAAAGATTTAAAAGTAGTTAGAGAGACCTAATTATGCATTTAAGAAAAAGATATAGAAATGATCTTATAGATATATGTTGTCGTATGATAACTACTGATGGAGTTGAAGTGAGTTTAGATGAAAGAATATGGATGAATAAATTATGTGAGAAGAATGAAGCAGCAAGAGAATTAGCTGGTGCATTATTATGTCCTGATTTTTTGGAGGATTTACAATGAGTGAAGGTTTTAAGGGGTCTGTAAAAAAAGAAGATTCTAATGATAATATTAGATTGAAAATTAGAAAGAAAGCAATTGCTCAGATAACTAAAGAGTATAAGCAATTAAAAAAATATCAAAAATCTTCAATATATGAAGCAAGAAAATTGGCAGGAGAAGAAACATATATTGATAAATTGATCAAAGAATATGGTATTGATTCTGAAGCATTGATGTAAACTGTATCACAAAATACAAAACTACTTGACTAAATAATTGAAATGTGTTAGTATTAACACAACGTTCAACCTCACAAGAGGTCGCAAGTAAGCCGACTCGGAACGGAATCGTTCATCTCATGAATCTACTCATTGCTAGTTTTGGTACTTTAGTTCTAACCTGTCAAGGTGCTGATCATCTCTTGGAGAATGCTGTAAGTAACAGTGATCTTTCAAAGGATGCTCAAAAAGAACTAACAGAAGTTATCAAAGCAAACACTGAACCAGGTTGTTGGGACGCAAAAGCCGACTGAAGGAACGGGGCCAAAATCCCTACTACTTTGGAGAAAGCCAATGGCACAAGTCACTTATCGTGGTGTCCAGTATGACACTAACGACAGCAAGCAAGTAAAATCACAGAAGGTTCAAGAGACCTACCGTGGTATTAAGTTTGAAAAAGAACTCACTGCTGCTTAATTACAACTGAATAAAGATAAAGGGAGGGTTGTTGCTACCCTCCTTTTTTTGTGCTATAATAAATAAAATGAAAATTCACATGGATAAGGGAAAATTAAAACTAATAATTCGTAATATGGAATTGTTAGTTGACTCCTTGAAATCAGAAGTCTATTCAGATATAGATGCTTACACAAATTCTAAAGCATTTTCTGGAGTAAAAACATATGATGCTGTTCATGATGACGATGATGGTTACCCTGATTAAACTATGAATGTAAAACTTATTACTGTTACTCCTGATGCGGAGCAACTCATGGCGTATGTTGCCAGAGTATCTAATCCATCTAATCAGGATAATGAGAAGTATGCAGGACTATTGAAGTATTGTATAAAACATAACCATTGGTCTGTGTTTGAACAATCCTCTATGACATTAGAGATTGAGACTACTCGTGCTATTGCTGCACAGGTATTAAGACATAGAAGTTTTACATTCCAAGAGTTCTCACAAAGATATGCTGCAAGCACTGCACTTGGTGATATTGATTTACCAGAACTTCGTAGGCAGGATGTAAAGAATCGTCAAAATTCTACTGATGATTTGGATCCTGAAATGATAGAAAAGTTTAATAAGCAAATGATCACTTTGTTTAGTTCTGCTAAATCATTATATGAACAGATGCTTAGTCAAGGTGTTGCTAAAGAGTGTGCTAGAATGGTATTACCTTTATGCACTCCTACCAGAATCTATATGACTGGTTCTTGTCGTTCTTGGATACATTATATTAATCTAAGATCTGCACATGGAACTCAGAAAGAACATATGGAGATTGCAGAAGCATGTAGGAAGGTGTTTACCGAACAGTTCCCTGCAGTATCAGAAGCCCTTGAGTGGGTCTAAATAAAACTACACATTAATTTACATATGGCAACCTATCCTGTTATTCATAAAGAAAGTGGTGAACAAAAAGAAGTAAAGATGAGTATATTAGAGTGGAATAAATGGTGCGAAGATAATCCAGATTGGAAAAGAGATTGGAGTGACCCATCTACATGCCCTATGGCTGCTGATGTTGGTGATTGGAGAGATAAGTTAAGAAAAACTAAACCTGGATGGAATGATATTTTACATAAAGCATCTAAAGCACCTGGTGCTACAGTTAAAAAACTCTAATTAAATCCTATGCCAGCTAAAAAAAGAAATGGAAATGGTAATTCTGTAAGTGGAATTGGAAGTATGAGTGCCAAGAGACTTAAAAGAAAAAAACCAATTCATAGTGATTCAATGGTTGATATTAAACCATTGACTGATAATCAAAAAAAGTTTTTTGATGCATATGGTAAAGGAAAAAATATATTTTCATATGGTGCTGCTGGAACAGGTAAAACTTTTGTAGCACTTTATTTGGCACTAAGAGATGTATTAAATCCACTTACTCCATATGAGAAAGTATATATTGTTCGTTCTTTAGTATCTACTAGGGAGATTGGTTTCTTACCAGGAGATCATGAGGACAAGTCTTTTTTATATCAGATACCATATAAGAACATGGTCAAATACATGTTTGAAATGCCATCTGATGCAGATTTTGAAATGTTGTATGGTGCATTGAAAACTCAGGAAACAATTGGTTTCTGGTCTACATCATTTATTCGTGGAACTACAATGGATAATGCAATTTTATTAGTAGATGAAATGCAAAACTTGAATTTTCATGAATTAGATAGTATAATAACAAGAGTTGGTGAAAATACTAAGATTGTTTTCTGTGGTGATGCTGCACAAACTGATCTTATTAAAACCAATGAGAGGAATGGAATTCTAGATTTCAAAAAAATTATTCTATCAATGACTGATGATTTTGAATCTATTGAATTTGGTATTGATGATATAGTTCGTTCTGGATTAGTCAGAAATTATCTTCTCACTAAAATTGCTCTTGGTATGTAATGTTTACCTTTCTTGATTATTTAAAAGAAGAAGTTGATCTTGAAGCACAAACTATAGAAGGAACCAGATATTATAAGGTTCCTTCTGGTAAGATGTATCCTTCAATAACTTCTGTGACTAGTTTCTACAATCGTGAAGTCTTCGTTAAGTGGAGAAAGAAGGTTGGAGATGAAGAGGCAAACAGGATTACTAGAGAGTCTACCTTTCGTGGCACAAAGTATCATGATGTGGTAGAATACTATATTAGGAATGGATCTATTGATGGTTGTAAAATGCTTCCATCCACTAAGTTTTTATTCCTACAATCGAAGGAAAATCTTGATCGTATAGATAACATACACGCATTAGAGAAGTCACTATATAGTGATTACCTTGGTCTTGCTGGTAGAGTTGACTGCATAGCAGAATACGATGGAGAACTTGCAGTCATAGACTTTAAGACTTCAACAAAGATTAAACCAGAGAAGTGGATAGAGAATTACTTTGTCCAAGAAACTGCATACGCATGTATGTATTATGAAATGACTGGTATTCCAGTCAAAAAATTGATTACTATTATGGTGGCCGAAAATGGAGAGTGCGTTGTCTATGAAAAACGAAACAAAGGTGAGTATATTAAACTTCTTACCAGGTACATTCAAAAATTTGTCAATCACAAAACAGGAGAATATGGATAAAAAACATGTAGATGATATAATTAAAGATAAATTTTTATGTCAATCTAAATTTGCAGAAGAGATAGAACAATTAGTTAAAACTAGTAAGTTTAATTACATTGATGCTATTTTAACATTCTGTGATGAGAATAAGATAGAGATTGAAGCAGTCTCTAAATTGATGTCTAAACCATTAAAGGAAAAGTTAAAGTGTGATGCTATAGAACTTAACTTTATGAAGAAAACATCTCGTGCCAAGTTACCTTTATGAAACCTCTTGAGGTATACAAAAGTTACTTAGCATTTAAGAATCATTTCACCAAAGAGAAGTATGATTACTTCAAGTATGGTGGTAGATCACGAGCATCGGAAGGTGCATTTAATAAAAGAAAGGATCGTTACTTCTTTGAGAGAATGTCACGTAAGAAGAGTGACGATGAAATTAAAAATTTCTTCCTTGCAAATTTTAGTCAGGCATCAGATTGTAACACTGTTTGGATAGGCCCTATCATTGATGGTGGAGAGAAAGTATATAACCAATGGGTAGAACATAAAGATAATTTATTTGAGAGTTTTAAAAATAACTCTGAAGATATGATGGACAGTTATGATTATGATGAGTTCTTTGATTGTAAGAAAGGTCATCCACCTATACTGAAAGAATACTTGGGTGGTAAACTCTCTATTGAAGAATTGGTAATCTATGATAAAGTATTTTCATACGTCAAAAATTATGATAAACAACTTCTTGATCCTGTGTGGGAAACCGTCAGTTTAAAAATTAAGAAGTATAAGCCATTTCTAAATATTGATGTAGGTGAGTATAAAAACTACTTAGTTCAAAGAGTAAAAGAGAGGTATTATTAATGAGTGGATTTTTTCAGTCTGATATGGTTAAGGATTCTATTATTGAGATGACAGAACTTCAACAAAAATTGGGCAATGATATGATGAATCTTTCTCGATTTGATAATGATCAGAAGAGAAAACATATAGAAGATTTAAAAACATTTTTAGAAAAACAGAAATTATTTTTCTTTAGGGTATCATTGTCTGATGATCCAGATGCAATTAAGATTAAAGAGAAGGTTCTTGAAGCAGCAAAGATGTTTGGGTTCAACGAGATCAATGGAATGGATATGTTTTTTGATCGATTGGACAAAACTATTAAAAATTTAGAGTCTACGCTTGACAAATAAATAGTAGTGGTATATAATATCTTTGTTGGGTTGACGAACTCAACACGGGAGTGACTGAATAAACTTGCTGGCATAAGGCTAGTTAAGGTGATGAGACACAGGTGGTGCTGCTGCTCTTAAGAGTAGAATCGACCTACCAGTCGGGTCTCAGATAGTAAGGTAAAAATCTACTCAATGTAGCAATGCCCCTTACTTGTTGGTAAACATGAATCCAACCTCCCACCCCTCACAAAACACTTAATCCTCAAAAATCTACATGTCATTCGCAAATTTAAAGAAGAAATCCAGATCAGGTTCCCTTACTGATAGATTAATCAAACAAGTTGAAAAACTTAATGATAAGGGAAGCAATGTTGATGAACGTATTTGGAAACCATCCGTTGACAAATCTGGTAATGGTTATGCAATAATTCGTTTCCTTCCTGAACCAGAAGGTTGTGATCTACCTTGGACAAGACTTTATTCACATGCATTCCAAGGGCCTGGTGGTTGGTTTATTGAAAACTCTCTAACCACATTAGGACAAAAAGATCCTGTATCAGAACATAATACACAGTTGTGGAACTCTGGTTCTGATTCTAATAAGCAGATTGCACGTAAGCAAAAGCGTAAGTTATCTTATTACAGTAACATTTTTGTTGTGAGTGATCCTTCTAATCCTGAGAATGAAGGCAAGGTATTCTTATTCAGATATGGTAAGAAGATCTTTGATAAAATTTCAGAAGCAATGCAACCTGAATTTGCTGACGAAGAACCAATCAATCCATTTGATTTTTGGAATGGTGCAAACTTCAAGTTGAAGATTCGTAGAGTCGAAGGTTATCAGAACTATGATAAGTCTGAGTTTTCTGCTCCTAGTCCTCTCTTTGATGATGATGACAAGTTGGAGAAAATTTATGAGTCACTTTATGATATCAATGAATTTTCTGCACCAGACAAGTTCAAGTCTTATGATGATTTGAAGAAACGTCTTGATTATGTTCTTGGATTGAATCAACCTAAGAAATCTGTTGTTATAGATGAAGAGTTAGATGATGAAGATACAGGACGTGCTCCATATCAATCGGCAGCACCAACTCCTGAACCAGTAGCAGTTACTCCTTCATCAGAAGATGAAGAAGATGATTCACTGAGTTACTTTTCGAAGTTAGTTAACTCCTAAACAAAAAGACCCCTCTCAGAGGGGTCTTTTTTTATACTCCATATATTCTTGGATTGTATGTCGTCTTTATATCTTTAGAAATATAATCCGAAGATGATTTATTATATCTCATCATGTTTCTCATATCAGTAATGACGACTGATATGTATTCTTTTTTTAGTAATTTTATTCTTCTCTTTTCTTCATTTAATCTTTGTTCATATTCATAATTACTAACAGGAGCAACTGCCTTTTCAGATTGGATTGTTTTTTCCTGCCACGTATCCCCTAATTTATATGTGTATGTGAATGTAAAGTCGGATCCAACTTCTAATCCTTTCTTTAAAAGTAATCTACTAGAGGAATCTCTTAATTCATTTGTTTCATAATGATGAATTGTTGATGCTTGATTTGAATACTTATCCATTATATAATTATTCAAATCATTATTATTTAAAGGCCATTGATGTCTAATATTTGTAATATTATTTGTTAATAGTATTATCCAATCTAATTCTGGATCATCATATATTTTTTTAGCAAGAATGTCTGGTCTTTCTGCTTCTTGGATTTGGTAGTATGTAAATGCAGTAAAGATAGAATCGATATCTGATCTTATCTTTGCTCTTTTAAATAAATTTTTAACTAAAATCCTTTCATCATTTCTACTTGAGTTTGCTAAACGAGAAATGTAGGATATGTTTGGTAGTTCTGCAAAATATGCCATTAGTAACCTACTGAACTATTAGAAACTGGTCTTAAACCAGAGGTTGTTGGTATGAAGTCATTATAATCAGTGTCATATAGAGGTTCTAACTCTTCAAATGAAAGATTCAATGTAATTGAAGTTGGTTGACCTTCTTCATATGCAGACCATTGACCATCAGGTGCATATGAGACAGCAGCAGAAGTACATGCACAAGTTTTTATTCTCATAACACCATCAATTTCTTCTCCATAAGATGATTGGAATTGAACATCAAATATATTTGGTGTTCCTAAGAAGTATGATGCACTACCACTAACGTTATTTTGTTTCTTGACTGCCATTCCTTGTTTGAATGATCTCACGATTTGATTTACAATGGTTGCTTCATCTCTACTTCTGGGACTTAACTTCCATGCGAAACCAAATTTTCTAAGTGTAGGGGCACGTAATAATAATTCTAAATTGCTATTTGGTATTATACCTTTTCCTCTTGCAAGAATTGATTCTGCACTTACATTAAAATTTAACATGTTTAATGCTGCAGAACCAAGCATTGCATTGGCAGCAGTATTCATATTAGGGTTATTGGAAGCATTAGTAAGTTGTGTAGTAATATCTGATATTATCTTTTCTCTATTTTTAATTGCTCCTTTAACTGCATTACCTGCATCACCTAGTGTATTTAATGGAGTTTTGAGGGCATTTAATAGGTTACCTATACTTTCTGTGTTTACAGTATTTGTTACTGCACCTGCAGCTGCAGCAGTTAATGCATTCATTGAATCTGCACCCCAAGAAACCCCATTACTATCTGCTAGATTATTGGGCATTGGTAGTTTAACTATATTAATAATTTCTCCTGCTGGATTTCCTCTCTCAATACCATTTTTAAGTGTTTCCCAAGGATTTGAATCTCCAGAAAAAATATCTCTTTTGGGTGGATTATATTTTCTTTGTGTTATTTTAATATGATCTTGTGAGTTTGCGTATTGTGCATCAATTGGATATTTCATTAATCCAAATGATTTTAGTATGTCATCTGCTAATCCAAATTGTATATCAGTTGTATTGGGTTCCCACCAATTACTATCATCTTCTCTTTCACCAATGACAGTCATTGTCATTGTTCCATCTGCTTCAGTCTCCAAAACGTTTGTTTGTGGTGTACTGGTTTCTATATTTTTAGGTGATACTTTATAATTGTGTGGTAACAATCCTTTTAATTTAGTTTCTGCTACGTTTATTTGAGTATCAGTTAATGTTGATGAATCAAACCCTGCTTTAAAGGATCCATTGGCATAAATTACATCATATGAATTATTACTATCTTGATATTGAGTTCCAATATTTTTTAGTTTTCTTATTTCCCAGTCACCACTTTCACCATTAAAGTATAATGATTTATCACTAGTTATGCTTCCTACTCTTTTGAGAGACATTAGATACTATCCCAAACTTTTTGTAATTCGACCTTTTGACCATATTTATTAACAAAATTCTCAGTTACCAGTTCTGCAACACTTTCCCATTCTTCAGAATCATTGGGTATAATGAATGTATCTCCCATATTAGTAAAGAAATACCTATGTAATGTTTTCTTTGGTAAATTAACACTAACTTTATTTATCAAGCCTTTTGCAACTGCTCCACGATAGTTAGGACTTAGGTAATGTAAATTAGATGCAAGGATCTTATCCTCTTCATATGATTGTATAAATGCGAGTGGTCTTCTATCCCAATGAGGATATTTATCTGGATATGCAGCAGAGTATGAGAAGTAACATAACTCTCCTATCTTTGGGAATCGTATCTCTGCTACTTCAGAAAGTTCTGCATACAATTCATTAGCATACCAGTCAGGATCAGTTCCACCAGACACTTCTGCTTTTGCTCTGATTCTACCACCAATGGTTGCAGTTGCAGCACGAGCAGCATCTCTTTCTTGTCTTTGTTTGAGTGTTTTCCTTGGCATTATTTGATACCTAGATCATCTTCAGTCATAATTTTAAATTCATAATTTCTATCTTTACAATATTCCTTTGCTGCTTTCCATTTTGCTTGATTGATTGCCCATGTTCTTACAGAGTATGCCCACGACTTTGTTCTTTTCTTTGGATTGGTTGGTGGCATCTTTGTTTCTTTCTTTGGTTTAACTTCCACTACCATTGATCTTCTTTTTCCTGATGTATCTTTATATTTCAGAAAGAAATCGGGAAAGTATCTATGCACTTTATTATCTAATGGTGAACGATAAGGAATCCAGAATTCTTCTGACTGCCATTGACTTATACTTTCGGTTAAGTCACAGTAATTCATAAATTTTCTTTCCCAAAGTGACCTGTATATTATGTTAGTTGGGTCTCCTTTATATTTACTAGGGTGTCTTGGGTAATATTTTCCACTATAGGACATACATATATTAGTAGAACTAGGTTAAAAAGTATTTAGATGTCTGTATCCACTGAATCTTTATATATTAATATGAATGATGTAAGCAATATTCTTACGAAGGTTGCAATATCAAGTCAATTTAAAGTATCATTAAATCTCAATAGAAATACGGGTGATCAGGACTTACTTAGTTATTTAACTCGTTGTGGTATATTTGATAGTGTTGATAGTACTGGAGAGAGTTATGATTTTCTTTGTTCCCAAGCAGCTCTACCGAGTTCCCAATTATTTTATGGTGAGGAAAGAGGAAGTCGTCAAGGAACTATAGAAAGGTTTCCTACATTTCGTGTCTATGATATGTTTGGTTTAACTTTTTATGTTGATAGGGATTATAATGTAGTTCGTTTATTTGAAGAGTGGGTTAATTATATTAATCCAATCTATGATACTACTGGAAGATATGAAGGACAAAAGCAAGGTCAATTGAATACTTATAGAGATAGATCTTCTCATTATCGTCTTAGATATCCTGATTCTTATAAGAGAGATATATCTATCACTAAATTTGAAAGAGATCTTGTGAGGAATCCAAATGATCCTAATAGTATATTAAATAATGTTCCACTATTAACATATAGATTTATTGATTGTTTTCCAGAATCTATTAACACAGTTCCTTTAACATATGAAGGAAGTACTGTTTTAGAATTGACAGTAAACTTTATGTTTTTACGTCATACTGTTGAAAAACATTTGTCTGAAGTTTAATGCTAAATAAGACACTGAAGTGTATTAAGAATTATGCCTTTACCAAAAATTTCCACTCCAACTTATGAGTTGGAGTTACCTTCTACTGGTAAGAAAGTAAAGTATCGTCCTTTTTTAGTTAGAGAAGAGAAGGTTCTTATCCTTGCTTTAGAAAGTCAGGATACTAAAAGTATTGCAAATGCTATTAAAAAAATATTAAAGGATTGTATTACTACTAGAGGAGTAAAGATTGAGCAATTACCTACGTTTGATATTGAATATCTATTTTTAAATATTCGTGGAAAATCTATTGGTGAAGCATTAGATTTGGTTGTTACTTGTCCTGATGATAATGAGACTACTGTTCCTGTAAAAGTTTACATTGATGAAATCAATGTTATAAAACCTGAAGGACATAATAAAGATATTGTATTAGATCATGAATTAACTTTGCGTATGAAGTATCCTTCAATGGATGAATTCATTTCAAATAATTTTGAGGTATCAGACAATAAACTTGAAGAGTTAGATCAATCATTTGATGTTATCGCATCATGTATGGAAATGGTTTATAGTAGTGATGATTCATGGGCTACATCTGATTGCACCAAAAAAGAACTTAGAGAATGGCTTGAGAGTTTAAATTCATCTCAATTTAAAGAGATTGAAACTTTCTTTGAGACAATGCCTAAGTTAACTCATACATTAACAGTGACCAATCCAAATACTGAAGTAGAAAGTGAAGTGACATTGGAGGGATTGGGAAATTTTTTCGCTTAAGTATGTCTCATATTGATCTTGAGTCATACTTTAAAATTAATTTTTCTTTGATGCAACACCATAAATACTCATTAACAGAGATTGAAAACATGATGCCGTGGGAAAGAGATATCTATCTCACATTATTAAATCAGTATATTGAAGAAGAGAATGCAAAAATTCAACAACAGAATTCATAAGTAACATGCAGTCTTTTATTAAACCCAATTTATTTTCAAGAACCAAGATGGGAGCAAAGAGTTTCTCATCTGGTGTTAAGAATGTGGGAAGTTCTGTTGTTGGTAGGATGAAGTCTTTATTACCAGCAAAATTAGAGAAATCAGATAGTGAAGATGAGGGAACATTTGTATCTAATTATTTGAAAGTTTTTGGATCAAAGAGAACTGCAAAGTTACTGAGAAGTAATTTGAAAATGATTAGAGATTCATTAGTCAATACCTTTGAAACTGCTAAACTTGTTAAACTTGCATTGGGAGATATTGTAGATGGATTAAAGACTAAAGGCCGAAGTGTTGGAGGTGGTGGAATATTAGGTGGACTTGGTGGAATAGTTGGATTGATAGGTGGTTTGACTGATTTGTTGACTAATCCTATAGTGTTAGCATTGCTTGCAGCAGGATCTTTTCTTGCTTTACTGAATAATCCAAAGTTAAGAGAGGCAGTATTTAAATTCATTGGAGAATCATCCTCCACAATAGTTGGTTACTTGTGGAATAATATAAAGGCTTTACTTCCAAAATGGATAACAGATACTAGAGGAGCTTTCCGAGATAACGTCATTACTGGAGGAGAAGAATATAGTAAGAAACATGATGAATTGGATCAGAGATTGATAGATGCTGGAATGAATACTAAAGGTATAGCTGAGAATAGAAGTAGACAAGAGATGAGAACTAGTAGGCGTGGTGGTAGAACAGAAGAGCAACAAAAAATATTTGAAGAAGTAGAGGCAGAACGTGAAAAAGTTAATTCTTTGAGTAGTGGATTTAATAAAAGAAAGGATGAATCATTGAGAAGTATTAGATTGAGGAGAATGAAAAATATGCCACAGGAACTTAAGGACATGATGAATGATGATCCTTTCAATCCTAAGTTGAGTGCGTATAATAGAGAGACTAGAAGACAAGTTCTTGAAGCAGAAAAAAAGATCAGATTAGAGGAAAATAATAAAATTAAAAATTTGAATAGTATAGAAGTAGATCAGAGCAAACTTATAAGACAGGTTGATGAATTGAGTAAGACAGATGGAAGTGCTTCATCTAATACTAATATAGTGCCATTTGATACTTCATTTGCAAGTAGAAATACTTCTGGTGGTGGAGATGGTATTGTTCCTTCTACTTCTGGTGGTGGTAATCCAGGAGTGAGATGGATTGCTTCAAGTAATTTTGATGCCAAGACTTTTGGAATGAAAATTCATGCTAATATAATTGGATAATAATTATGGCTAAAGTAAAGAAACCTTCAATAAAAGCCCAGTCTAGGAAATTTAGAACAGTTCCTTCAACTCCTGTTGTATCTGCACTTAAGTTTAGAAAGAAATCTGATCTTAAAACTTTTTTAAAATGGATTGAGTCTAGTAATAGAACATTAAAGAAGATAAAGGCACCATCTAGAAGAGAAATAACGAAACTTTCTGAAGGATCTAAGAGTGGTGGTGGGTTCCCTTGGTTACTTGCTTTACTTGGTATTGGTGGAGTCGCAGCAGGAGTAGGTATTAATAACGCTATTAAAAATGCTGAAGGTGAGGGAGATCAAAGGATTGATAATATTCAAAAAACATTAGGGCAAGATCAAATTCGTACTATTACTAACTTTAGTGGTAGAATGCCAACAGAAATTGATTTACCAAAGAATAAAACGTTTAAGATAGAGAAAGTAAAGACTGGTGGTCCCACTAAGAAGACAAAAATTAAGAGTAAGTCATTAAAGAAAGTAAATAAAGGAACTAAACCTGGTAAGGTAAAAATTGATAAGGGTAAGATTACTTCTTCAAAGAATCTTGGAAAAGCACCTTCGATACCCAAGAAAATAGAAGTAAAGACAGAGAAATTACTAAAGAAGAATCCTCTTAAGAAAGTAAAACTAACCAAAGGATTTAAGGGATTTCTTAGAGGTACTGCGACTAAGGTTGGAGGGGTTCTTGCGGTTGCTGATGTTGCACATACAACAGTAGATAGATTACAGGAAGGTCAGAGTGTAGATCAAGCAGTTACTGGTGCAGTAGCAGAAGGAGTTGGTAGTTGGTATGGATTTGGGGGAGGATTTAAATTAGGTAGTGCAGTTACAGCAAAAGTAGCATCTCCATTATTACTTGCTCCTTTTCCTGGTGCAAGACCTCTTTATGGTTTTTCTGTACTTGCTGGTGGTGTAGCAGGAGGATTCGCTGGATCACATATTGGTAGAAAAACTTTTGGTCATATTGCAGATCGAATAACTGGTGCTTTTAATAAAATGGAAGCTAAGAGTAAGAATAATGATGTTAAAACACTGAATGAAAATAATTCTCCTCAAAATGTTATTGTTCCATTTTCTTCTGATAGTGGAAATGTGATTGATAATAGTCAATCATCAATTCCTTTTGGAACTTCTTTCTCTGATGAAAATGGAATTGGTATAGATTACCCAATAGATAATCCATTAAATAATATGTACGATGAACTATTAATTAATAAGTTGGACGGTTACTAATGTCAAATATATTAGGTGCAATTAAAGTAGAATACTTGGAGATTGAACCTATCTCTGGTGGAAAGGGAATAGATCTCACTGAAAATACTGTTTCTATTAATTACTATGAGGATATTTTAGAACCAGCAGTATCAATGACAATTGATATTATGTCTTCTTATAATATTGTAAGTGAGTTACCAATAAGAGGTGGTGAAAAAGTTACATGTGAATTAAGTTTACCTAGTGGTAAATTTATACTGGATGGTGAAGATGCAATGTATGTTTATAAAGTGGGGAATGTCAATACAGAAAGACAGAGTGAAATATTCACTTTATATTTGACCACAAGGGAAAATTTTTCAAATGAAACTGCTAGGTGTTTTAAAAAGTATAAAGATAGTCAATCCATAAGTGAACATGTAAAAAATATATTAAAGGATAATTTACATACAACTAAGTTTGATGAGAAAAATATAGAAACAACTAGAAATTCTTATTCTTTTTATGGTAGTGCAAGGAAACCGTTTAATGTTATTCAATGGTTAGCACCAAAGTCTGTGCCAGTATCTGTTAGTAAGTCTGGAGATAGTGGAGAAGATGGAACCAAATTTGGAGAAGCAAAAGGAACTGGTGGATATCTTTTTTATCAGAATAGGAATGGATTTAATTTTAAGAGTGTAGAAAGTTTAGTTTCTAATACTAGTGTTGGAAGTGATACTGGATATAAAGCAAAGTATATTACCAAAGGATTTGGTGCGATAGAAGCAGGTTCTTCTGAGAATGTCTTTCAAATTATTCATTATTCTTTGGATAAAAATATTGATGTTAGGAAATCATTACGTGTGGGAATGTATTCTAATATGACTGTAAGTATTAATATGGCATCACATGAAGTTAGTTACTACAAATATGATTTACCAAAAGAATTGGGTGCTACACTTGGAGGTGATGGTATGGATACACCATCAGAGATGTTTGGGAGTTATCCATCTAGGCAAATTATGAGAACTACAGATCATGGAGTGACGAATTTAAAGAATCCTTCTTCGAGAGATGCGAGTGATATGGCAAAATCATTCTCAAGATATAACTTATTGTTTACACAGTCACTAAATATTCTTGTACCATGTAATATAAATTTAATGGCTGGAGATATTATTCATTGTGAACTTCCTAGTTTGGAAGCTGGCAAAGGAAAGGATATCGACACCAAGAGGAGTGGAAACTACTTGATTAAAGAGGTGTGTCATCACTTCTCTAAGAATCAAAATACTAGTTCACTTAAATTGATACGAGATTCTTATGGAGTCTATGGTACTTAACATAAGATTATTCCATCTTAGGAGATAAAACTATGACAAATCAAATCAAACACGATCTAGAACATGAAGTTTATCTTGATCCAAAAGATCATAAGGAACATATTAATCATGGTATGTTAGAGTATAGTGTTGAAGATCTAAAGGATGTTCATGCAGAATATGATGAATACCATAAATCAGATGTAATAGATAAGAATGATGCCACTATAAATGATTGGCACACGAGACATGAAGACAAGCACTTAGAAGTGTATTGTGATAACCATCCAGATGCTTTTGAATGTAGGGTATATGACGAATGATTGATGAATCTTTATTAAAATCGAATGTTACTGGTAGAGACGGATTCACTTGGTGGATAGGTCGAGTTGCTGATGCATCTGTTTGGAAAAAAGCAGATGCAACAATGGCAAAGAATGGTGAGATATCCAATCGAGCAAAGGTTCGTATCATTGGATATCATCCTTGGGATGGTGCTATTCTACCTGAGGAGGATTTACCTTGGGCCCATATTATGATGGATTCAATGAGTGGAGACGGTGGTGGCGGTAGAGGTGAAACTCACGCATTACTTGGTGGAGAAACTGCTGTTGGTTTTTTCTTGGATGGAGAAGAAGCACAGCAACCAGTTATTTTTGGATTGATCAATAGACCAAGACAAGTAGTAGAAAATAGAGTTAATTCAAGTTCAATTGCAAGTAATGAAAGTAGTCAATTTAGAAAGTGGGATCCGTGGGATGGTAAAGCACCATCTATTGCAACGAGTAAAGGTGAGTCTCCAAAAAATAATGGAGGAGTAACTTTAAAGGACAACAATGCTAGTGATGCATCAGCTCAATTTACTGATGCTACTACACAGAGAATTGAAAAACCTAGTACTTGTGGAGAGGGTGCAATAGGTTCAATAACAGCAATTCTTCAAGAATTTATTGCATTATCATCAACTTTTGATAAAATTGGTGAGGAGTTTATAGATCCTATTACAAATAAAGTAGTTGATATGGAGTATCAACTAAGAAAAATAAAGGAACAAGTATCAGGAATTATTCAGGGAGTTACTAGACAAATAAGAAAAAAACTTATGGGTTTTTTGAATAAATTGTTTGGTCAATTTCTAGGTCTTTTTAAAACTCTTCCTACTGGTATAACATCATTTCTTCAAGACTCAATTTTACATCTAGGTTTTAAACAGATTCTTAAACTTATCTTTTGTATATTTGAAAATGTGATTGGTAGTATTGGTAATTTTATTATGAATATGTTTCGTAATTTACTTGGTAGACTTGTTAATGGACCTTTATGTGCAGCAGAACAATTTGTATCAGGAATATTTGCGAAGATATTTGGTTTTCTTGAGGATGCTCTTGGTGGAATACTGGGTGGATTGGATTGGTTGATGGGTGGAATTGGTGCGGTGTCTGGAGTATTGAAGAAAGTTAGTAGTTTAGCAAAGGCAATCTATTCATTTATTGGATGTGATGAACAGAAATGTACTAGGAATAGTGAATGGATATCGGGTAGGAATGCTCCAATAGAAAGAGCAGGAGATAATTGGCAAGGTGTATTGGATAATGTTGATGTATTTTCAGGAATTAGTAATTCTCTTACGGGAATATCATCTAGTATAGGTACAGGTATTGATGATGTATTTGGAGATACAGGAGATGTGCCAGAATATGATGTTAATGGAACTCCACTTAGAGATGTTCTTCAAAGTGTTGATGTATTAACTGGAGGAGATTCTGCAAATCAGTTAGATAGAGGTCTTGGATCAGTTGAAGCAGCAGTTTCTACTATTACTTTCTTTGGTGGTAAGAATTCAATATTTAATGCATGTAATGAAGAGAATGAAAATCCATCAGATCAAGATTCTATAATTCCTCCACGACCAGGTTTCAAATACGATAGATGTATTCCACCAATTGCAAAAGTGATTGGATATGGTTCTGGAGCAGTTCTAAAACCAATAGTTGGTAATGATAGTAGAATATTTTCTGTTGAAGTTATCAATGGTGGAACTGGGTATGATGAAAGAACTACTATTGCTATTGTTGATAACACAGGTCATGGAAGTGGTGTTAGAGTCCGACCATTAATCAAAGATGGTGTAATTAAGAATGTTATAATTTTGGCTTCTGGTTATGGATTCTGTGGAGAGGTTATTGATAGTGATGGTGAGGTTGGTATAGGAACAGACGTTGTAGGAATAATTACTGCCATTTATCCACAGAATCCTGGTATTGGATATACTCCTGGAGATACTATTGGAATTGGTCAGACTAATTTCCCAATTGTTACTACTCCTGGTGGTGGAATTGTAGATGTCATTATACCTGATGATTATAATCAACAATTCTCTGGAATTCCTGATTATCGTATAAATACTGAGACTGGTGTTGGTGCTAAATTTACTCCAATTATGTCATATAATAGACAATTCATGAAAGATGTTGCTGTTAAACCATTGGTAGGAATAACGAGCGTCATCGATTGCCCTACGGAGGATGTTAAATGACTGAAGATGAAATAAAAAAATTAGTAGAAGATGAAACTGCCAAACAAGTAAGTGAATATTATAGACGATGTTATCCTCATTTTGAGGTTGCTTCTGGACATGATGTACCTGGACATGGTGAAAGTGAGTATTCATTGACTACGGACAGTGCTCAAGGAATACATTTTTATGATGGAGGTAACATGAAAACAAAGGCAAACAAAACATGTGAAATTTATTCTGGGTTTGATGCAACTGATGAAGAACCAGCAGTTCATATAAAATCTATGAATGGATATATAAAAATCAAGGCAGATGATGCTTTAATTTTAGAAGGTAAAAGAATTCAGATAAATGCAGTAGGAACAGATAAAAAAGATGGAATTTTTATTGATGGTGGTAAGCGTTTTAATGTAGACGCTGGTAATATACAGATGGATGGAGATAATAGTAATATAGTTGCTGCAGAAGAGATGTTTATAAAGGGTGGTGCTGATTTAAGTTTATATTCTGATGCAGCTCCAGTTCAAATTTCATCTGGTGCTGAGTCAATTTTTGCTGGTAGTGTAACTGATAAAATTATGAACATGCTTGACAAAGCAAAAGCATTCTTTGGATCCTGATATATTATGTCTATTAGAAATGCAGAAGTACAAACTGGAGCCTGCCATATAGGAGCACCTGATTTTTCTAAGTTGGGTATTCCTAATGTATTACCAACTGGAATTTTAACTTGTCCAGGTATTAGTATTTTTGGTGGATCATTACCAACTGCGGTTCCAAGAGCAGCAGTAAGTATTGGTCCTCCATTAGCATTGGCTGCACCATTTTCTCTTGAAGTTATTGGTATATCTAATTTTATTGGAAATACAAATCAACTCGGAATATATACATGCACTGGTGTATCATTCTTTAATGGAGTGCACACAGTTAATGCTTTAGACATTACTAATGGTGCTAAAATGATCAATGGATCATTGAATGTTAATGGGCCAACAATATGTGCTGGAAACTTTTTTGCTTTATATGCATTTTGGGCTGGATCTATTGTTGGAACATCTAAGTTATTTGATATTCCTCATCCAACAAAAGAAGGTCATAGACTTGCTCATGGATCACTTGAAGGCCCTGAACTTGGTGTTTATCATAGAGGAAAACTTAAAAATTCTAATGAGATTAAATTACCAGATTATTGGAAAGGTTTGGTAGATGAGAATACTATTACAGTTCAATTGCAACCTATTGGTGATAGACATTTTCATCTTAATGTGGTAGAGTATAATATTGATAGAGTAATTATAAAAGAAGCAGACGATAAACCTATCGAATGTTTTTATATTATCTTTGCAGAAAGAAAAGATGTAGATAAGTTGATAGTAGAATATGAAGCAGGTCCAGAACCTGAAGACATTATGCCACAAGGAGGTGCTAGGAAATGACGACTAGAAAAGATATCATTGATGAAGCTAGAAGAGAATTACAACTTGTTGAAAATAACTTAAAAAATTTTTCTGAAAGAAATACGGCAATTGTAGAAGTATTAGATAATTATGATGAGGATATAAAACAAATAGTTGTTGCTGCTCAGTCGGAGGTAGATGTAACAGGTTGGCCTTCTGAGTTTGATAGAGAAAGTGAAAAACTTCCCCCAATTCAAAAACCTATACAGGATAATATTGATGATCTATTAGTTCCAGCAGCAGAATTTGATAAAAGGGTATGTGAATTAACAATTCCAGTTAATGCAAAGATAAGAGAGTTACAAGTTCTTACTGGTTTGATTGGTTCTGGTGGAGTAGATGCATGTGGAACTGTTGATGGTGATGGTAATGCCGTTGGACCTAATGTAAGTTTTGATGTTGTTCGGGGTGCTAGAAATGATTCTGAAAGTATATCTCATGTTGGAATGAATCCATATTCAACTACTATCTTTGGAGCAAATACTGAAATGACAACAGGAACAAATCCCACTACTATTATTACTGCTAATCTTGGAGTCGGTGTTGATACAAACATAGGTTCTACTGGAACTTTTCTTGCTCAAGAAAGTGATTCTACTGATGGTGATGGAGATCCTTGTGAAATTTCTACTGGTGATGCATATGATAGTGTATATCCTGGATTTGTGAATACTACTTATGCAGCAAGAAGAACTGCATTACTTGCAGAAATAGCATCATTACGAACGATAAGGAATAATTTTATGAACACGACAGCAAATGAATTAAAAAAAGAACTTAAATTTAAATATACTCAACGTTATAGTTTATATGTTGGGTGGGACAAACTTAAAACTAGAAAGTCAGAATTGGAAAGTCAGATAGCAATGGCAACGGATCCAGCATATAAAGATTATTATAGTTGACAAATATTGTATTGTATGATAAGATAGTTTTCTAACTAGAGAGTTCAATGCATATTACAAAAGATCAAATTGTTGAATTGCATCATCTACATGAAGATATGGCCGAATATTTTTGTGATGACAATGAAATGAGTGGTGAGACATACTGGACATGTTTAGAAGCGATGTGTATTGCTAAGTTGGCAGAGTTGAGAGGAGATATAATTCTTGCTGATGAATAAATAACCTTGAATAGGTTTAATAATAAGTAGGATATGTCGCATTATTATCCCTTTGTAAATGAGAATACACCAGAGGGAAAGGAAACTATTATTGGTCAATATGCCGATCAAGAAGCATTTGGTGTAGGTATTAGTTCGGATTTTAATATTAGTGGTGTAGCTACTTTTTTAAATACTGTTCATTTTACAGGTAAGGTTCATGATAAAGATGGACAGGTAGGATCATCAGGACAGGTTCTTTCGTCAACAGGAACACAGGTAGATTGGGTAAATGTAGGAGATCTTGCTGCTGGTGCTGCATCTAAGGTAGCAATTGAGACTAATGATGAAGATGTAACTCATTATATTGGTTTTGTTAGTGCTACATCTGGTAATCATGGGATAAGAGTTGAAGATACTTTATCATATAATCCAAATAAGAATAGAATAAGACTTAATGGTTCTATTGGTATCGGAACTACAAATCCAGCAGCTCCATTTGCTATACATTTTGATGGATCTGAGGATAATAGAGTAGGTGGAATCGAATTTAATGGAAATAGTAATTCTGGTGGAGACAAACATGGTGCTCGAATTTTAGCTTATAATCGAGTTGATGTAAATAAAGGATTTAGAAGACTTCGTTTTCAAGCACATGAATATCAGATTGAAGGTCCAGAGGTTGGAATCTCCACTACAAATGCAGTTCCTATACTTAATGTAACATCATATGGTGATGTTGGTATAGGAACTACAAATCCATTTGATAGTTATGATGGTGGTTTCCGAAAAAGATTTTCACTTGTAAGTGGTGGAGGTCAAGTAGGTTCTGCATATACGTGGAGTGGTGGTGATTTTTATCATTCTGAAGATGTATTAAATATAATGACAAAAGCTTGGACAGGTGGATTTAATATTAATGTTAGAGAACAAGAAGAAGATAATCCAACATGGACTATCAGAACATATTCATCTGAACCACTTGCATTTGCTCACGGTATTCGAGAAAAAGCAAGAATACATTCGAATGGTTTCGTTGGTATCGGAACTACAAATCCATTAGCATTAGTGCATATACATCATTCGGAACCAAGAATATTTCTTACTGATACTGATACTAATGTTCAATCACAGATTGATTCTAATTCTGGTGCTGGTAATCTTGCTATTAATATTGATGTAAATGAAGAAAAAACTAATTCCAATTTTATAGTACGTTTTGGTGGAACTGGTGGTACGGGATCGGATATTGATGCTGATGGAGAAAAATTCCGTATAACTCAAGGTGGTAGAGTTGGTCTCGGAACAATGGTTCCACGTAGAACATTAGATGTTGTTGGTAAAGCACATTTACGTGGAACATTAGAGTTTGCTGAGACACTTTCATCTTATGATCCGTATGATAAAGACGAAGATCATGCTGGTAGTGACACATCATCGACTGCAGCAATTGCTCTTTATACTGGACAAGCAATTGTTGGAACTGCAAGTGGTTATATAAGAGAATTATTTAAGTGGACGACTGGTTCTTCTATTACTATAGGACAACATAATACTACAATGATTGCTGGTATTGAATTAAAACCAGGAAATGCTACTAATTCTGCTGTCAAGTTACATCATAAGGGAAGTGGAGATAATATTAAACTTGTAACTACAGATACAGGTGTGTCAGTTACAGGAAGTGTTAATGTTACTGGTGGTTTTTCTACTTCAACTGGAACATCATCTCAATTCTTAAAGGCAGATGGTTCGGTAGATTCTAATACATATACTACCAATAATAGTTTTACAGGTCTTACAGATACTCCAGCATCATTTGATGCAGATAAGTGGATAAAGGTTAATTCAAGTGGTAATGCACTTGAACTGATTGATGCTCCTTTAGGTGGATCAACTGGTCTTAATGGACTTAATGATGTAACTATTACTAGTGCAAGTAATGGACAAGTTTTAAAATATAATGGATCCGCATGGGTAAATGATACTGATGCTACTGGTGGTGGAGGTGGTGGTATTTCATTAACAGATATTTCTGTTGGTGCTGATGCAGCTGCATCTGGTGGTGGAGATCTTAGTTATAATAATAGCACTGGTGTATTCACATTCACACCAGCAGAAACATATGAACTTGCAAGAACATTAGGTTGGCAACCAGCATATGGTAGTAGTGTTGAATCTAATGTCACTTGGAGTGAAACAGAACATGCAATTGACCTTTATAATGCATCGGATGCTAGTATTGGAGCAGGATATAAAGCATTCAGAGTAAGACCAGGTGAAACGTATGTAATATCTTTAACTATTAAAGGTGATGTAGCAAATTCTAATGGATTTTATGGAAGAATATATGAGTTAGATTCTGAGTTGCCAGCAGGTAAAACTCATGTTTCATTACATCAAAGTAATAATGCAAGCAATTCAAGTGCTTATGTTCAAACCGCAGATGCTTACGTATATTTTGGATCAGTATCAGCGACAAATACTACTGATATTGAGAATGGTCCAATAACAACTGATTGGGTAACTCATACGTTTGAATATACTGTTACTACTGGTGCAGTGTGGGCATCACTTGTTGTTTTGAACTGGAGTGGTCATAGCACTAATCATCTTTATATCAAACACGATCCAGATATTAAATTAAAAGGATCTTCTCTTTTAAAAGCAGATGTTAATGATTCTTTTCAAAACAAACTAACTGCTTTAGTAGATGGTATAAGTTCATTTACTCATAATGGCACTGCTGATTCAGATAGAACAGAAGGAACTTATAATCATGTTACTGGAACTGCTTCTGCTTCTGGAACAGACGCAGAATTTAAAGTTGTGGTTGCGAGTGATGGAACCCCAACACTTTACTTACAAAATCCTGGTAGGGCATATAAACTCGCAGATACTAGTAGTTTTACAACTGGTGGAACTCAGTATGGTCCTAATGAGAATGAAACAATTACGATTGCTGATTCTTCTGTTGGTGGTGGCGGTGCCGCTAATATTGTTGTAACCGTAACTGGTGTTAATAAGAATGGGTCGATTCATTTCCAATTAAGTCAAAATTTACCTTGGGATGTAGATGAATCTCCATACAGCAATAGTCACCAATCACATGACTTTATGACTTTTGGTGGTGCTGGATCTTTAAGTCAAATTAGTAAGCGTGGTGGATTGATGCTTGTAACTGCTGATGATACATTGGTTCTTGCTAATGGAGATGTAGGAGATACGTTTAAACCTAGTAAAATTAATGCAGATGCAGAAACTATTCAATTAATTAGTGATGGTACAGTACAAGTAAGAACTAACTGGCAAGATCTTGGTAGTGATGGTGATTATACTTTTACTTTTGAACAAGATGGAAAATTAACTGCTCCTACTGGTTTTAAAAAGTCATCTAATAGTGGTGGATTCTTAAAGGCAGATGGTACAGAGGATACTAATACTTATTTGACAACATCTTCAATACCATCTGGAACTGTTATGTTATTTTATCAGTCTGCTGCTCCTACTGGATGGACAAAATCAACATCACATAATAATAAAGCACTTAGAGTTGTAAGTGGTTCTGGTGGTGGTTCTGGTGGTAATAATACTTTTACTACTGTATTCTCTAATCAAAGTGTTAGTGGAACTACAGGAAATAGTGTTAGTGGGTCTACCAGTAGTAATAATAGTGGATCTGTTAGCATTAGTGGAAGTTGTAGTGGAACTCAATATATCAACGGTAATACTACTCAAGTATCATTATCAACTGCACAGTTAGCAGCACACCAACACGCTTATGATGTTCCTCGTGGTACTTCTGGTGGATCTTATGGTTTTCTTGATACTATGAATTCTGGTTCTTCAGGAACTAATGATGTTGCTAGTGCTGGTAGTGGTGATACACACTATCACGCAATTGTTAACTATGCTATAAGTGGTTCTAACTTCACTTTTAGTGGATCTGGTTCTCCTAGTGATCATGATCATGATATAGGTAATCATGATCACAGTTTTAGTGATACTGTTGATATGCGAGTTCAGTATATTGATGTTATAATATGTTCTAAGAATTAAATTATTATGAAACTTGAACAAGGAAAATTTTGTCCATTGATTGGTAAAGATTGTATTCAGATGCAATGTTCTTGGTTTACCCAAGTCAGAGGAATGAATCCACAAACAGGTGAAGAAGTCGATGAATGGGGATGTGCTGTAACTTGGATGCCTATGTTACTGATAGAAAATTCTCAGCAACAGAGACAAACTGGTGCTGCTGTTGAATCTTTTAGAAATGAAACTGTGAAATCAACTATGAAAGCACAGGAGATATATCAAGAGGAACTAAGACTCAAAGCACAACAACAACAATCCAAACAACTACATAACATAAGTCCAGAGGTATGAGCATGAGATTAACAATTATTCCAGTAGATAAAACTATTATTATTAATGGTGAAGCAGTAGTATGTAATCATGTTGACCTTTCTTGGATTGCTTCGGATGTTCATGCTGTTCAGTGGGATAGTACAAAAAGTAAAGGTCAAGTTGAATATAATGTTGAAACAAAATTTCCTACCTATTTTACTGAAATTGGTGAATGGCAACAGGCAGTAACAGATCATGCTAATGAAAAAACTGCTCAAGCAAATGCAAAAGAAGCAGCAAGAAATCATTTAAACGAAGTGAAACAATATAGGAATTGGTTACTTTCTATTAGTGATTGGACTCGTCTTGATGACGTTACATTAACATCAGATAAAAAAGTAGAGTGGGCAACATATCGTCAGGCATTAAGAGATCTTCCAGCAACCATAGCAGCAGACTCTGGTTTAACAGCAAAAGAATTAGCAGATGATCATTCGCATTCTAGTTGGCCGATAAAACCTTCTTAGGTAACGAAAATCGATTTTTTATTCCAAAAATCGGGCAAAAAAAACTCAGCAATTTTTTTGACAAAATACCCTTTCTAAATATAATTAACTTGACTCTATCTGTTAGGATATAATATCTTTTCCTAGCATGATAAATAAGTCAGAAGAAAAAAATTAGTGTGTTAATACAATGCCTCTTTCTAGGTTAGAAAATTTTCTAATTAATACTGATGGAAATATTCTTTATGTTAATCCATCCGATTTAGATGCCACAGATAGTTTTGATAATAAAGGAAATTCCTTAACAAGACCTTTTGCTACTCTACAAAGAGCATTGATAGAGGCAGCAAGATTTGCATATCAGGCAGGACCAAAAAATGATAAGTTTGACAAAACTACGATATTGTTATATCCAGGTGAACATTTAATTGATAATAGACCAGGTTACTATATTGATGCAAATGGTGTTAATCCAAGATATCAAGAAATAGATGTAGATGGAATTGCTCAAATTGTTAGTAGTCCTAATATTGAGTTAACTTCAACTTCCGATTTTAATATTGGTAATAATGGAAATATATTGTATAAGTTTAATTCAGTTCATGGTGGTGTAATTGTTCCGAAAGGAACATCCATCATTGGTATGGATTTGAGAAAAACAAAAATTAGACCACTTTATGTTCCTGATGCTGCTGACGCAGATGTCGCAAAATCTGCTATTTTTAGAGTAACTGGTGGATGTTATTTCTGGCAATTTAGTATTTTTGATGCAGATAGAGCTGTTTATTATAATAGAAATTTTGGTGTAAAAACATCTCCATCTAAATCACATCATAAATTAACTGTATTTGAATATGCTGATGGTGTAAACAAAGAAGTTCTTACACAATTGACAGATCTTGAAATGTATTATTTCAAGTTAATGAATGCTTATGGTAATAATGTTGGTGATATTAGAAGAATTCAAGATTATCCAGTCACATCAGATTTTGAACCAAATAATCCAGAATATAGAATAGTTGGAGAATTAAAAGATAAAGATTATTCTATTCAAGATATTAGAAGTAGTGGTTCTGAGGCACAGATCACAACAATTGAACCACATGGATTAAATCGAGATGATCCTATCTATATTGCTGGTGTTGCAGCATCTTCATTCTATAATGGAGGATATCTAGTTTCTGGTATTACTAGTGAAAGAACATTTACATATAAGTTACCTTCAACTCCAAATAATCTTATAGTTGCTCCTGGAAATTCAAGAGTTATTGTAGAAGCAGATAATGTTGATGGTGCTTCACCATACATATTCAACTGTTCATTGAGATCTGTTTATGGTATGTCTGGTTTACATGCTGATGGATCTAAATCAACTGGATTTAAATCTATGGTTGTTGCTCAATATACTGGTATTGGGTTACAAAAAGATAATAATGCTTTTGTTTTATATGATCAATCTACTGATCAATATAAAGTTGCAGATAATGTTGCAGAGACTGATAAACCTCTTCATACTAATCAAGATGCAGTATATAGAAATTCTTATCTAAATCATCATATTAAAGCATCAAATGATGCAGTTATACAAGCAGTCTCTACATTTGCAATTGGATTTGCAGAACATTTTGTTTCTGAGAACGGTGCTGATCAATCAATTACAAACTCTAACTCTAATTTTGGATCAAGATCTTTAGTATCAACTGGATTTAGAAAAGAATCGTTCCCTCGTGATGATACTGGATATATTACACATATTATTCCACCACAAGATTTACAAGATAAACCATTTAATGTTCTTTGGAGAGTTTTAGATCCTGTAAAGACAAAGGCAGTTGGAATTAGTTCACATTTATATCTTCTTCAGGAAGGTGATAAAGAAACACCACCAACAAATATTGTTAATGGATTTAGGGTAGGATCTAAAAATAATGAAATTCTTTCTCTTACTGTAAATATTGATGGAGCGTTAACTACATGGAGTAGTCCAGTTTTAATGGATGTTCCTACGGGAGACGGACCATCTTCATCTAAGAGATTTACTGTCAATAAAGATTCTAATGGAAGTAATGATATTACTTCAGATATAATAACATTAACAGAGAATCATAATTTATATACTGGTGAATCTGTAAGAATTTATTCTGATAATGGAGTATTGCCAAATGGACTTGAGCATGATCAAATATATTATGTTGTTAATAATGCAGTAAATAAGATTAAATTAGCAAAATCATATAATACTGCGATTGAAGGAACAACTATTACTATTAGTAATAAGTTGGGCGGTATTCTTGAAGTTGTTAGTTATGTTACTGATAAAGATCCAGGAGATCCAGGACATCCAATTCAATGGGATGAAAGTAATAGTCAATGGTATATTCTTAGTCATTCTGGTGTATCAAATCAAATTTATTCTGGATTTAATAGTGGGGATAACGCAGAAAAGATTGACAAAAATAATGGTGTAACAAGTATTCAAAGAATAGCTGAAAGTCGTGAATTAGATAGTAGAACTTATAGAATACGTTATGTTGTTCCTAAAACATTTGTTGATGCGAAAGCACCAGAAAGTAATTATGTTTTACAGGAATCTTCAACTGTTAGTGAAGATTATACAATTTCAAATAATGGATCTGGAAATAGAAATCCTCGTGTAATTTCTGGAATTAGTTCTGCTGGAACTTTAATAACAGTTAATACTGAAAAACCTCATAGATTGAGTATTGGTGATAAAGTTCATATTAATAATGTTTCTAGTAGTAATAATGTTGCTGCTACTTCCAATGAAGGATTTAATGGTTATTATCAAGTAACTAGTTTACCTAATACTAAGACATTTACTTACACTGGTGTAAATAATGCTGGAACATTTATTGATAATCGTTATTCTCTTCGAAGTGTAGGATCAGGATCTACAATACCAAGTTTTGCAAGAAATGAATATGATACTACATATATTATTCAAAAAGTAGAAAAAATACAAGAATATATTAGTGGTCAACAAGATGGTGTATATTATTTGACTTGTTTGATTGGTAATCTTTCTCCAACTACAAATGCTGGATTTGATCAATTAAAATTCAAACAAGATTCCTTTAATTTATATCCTACCGTTGATAAGGATAATCCAAATAATGATCCCCTTCAGACAATTTCTGCTGCTTCAAATGAAAAAATTGGTAAAGTTAATGTAAGTAGTCCTTTAAACAGTATTACAAAGGAAGGTATAGTTAATTATATTAAGGATATTGGTGTTGGATTTGGAGTTACTTATGCAGAAGGTGGTTCAACTGGTATATCAACAGTTTATAGTGAAAAAAATCACAATTTAAATTCAATTGCTGAACTTTCTATTGAAGATGCTAGTACTGGTTATGCTGGTGTTTCAACAACAATTTATGCTGTTCCTTTGATAAATGAAGTTTCAACAGGTGCTGCTGATGGAACAGTAAACATTAAAGTTAATGGAAGTGGTTCTATTACTGGTGTTACCATACTTGATGGTGGTGGTGCATATAGTGTTGGAAGTACAATGAAAGTTGGTAGTGGAAGCCAACGTGGTGTTGTAAAAGTAGAGAAAATTAATAACGTTATTGGAAATGCATTACAAGTTGTTGGTATAGGTACTACAACTAATACTATTGATAGTGGATATAATGGTTTATATAAAATTACTAATGTTCCAGATAGAAGAAAGGTAGAATATTCTACAGGAACTAATCCTGGAATTTATACTACATCACCTACTGGTATTTTCTATCCTACAGATAAAGTTGTTTCGGTTTCAGAGATAATTGGTGTTGCAAATACCACACTTTCTGGAATAACTACAATAGTTACAGGTGAATCTCATGGTTTATCTATGGGAAATAGAATTAAAATAAATGGTGTGACTGGAACAGCAGCAACTGTATTTAATTCGGACTTTATCATACAAGAAACAGTTGGATTAACTTCATTTACAGTTTTACCAAATTATGGAATTACTACTGCCACTTCTGCTTTAACTTCTGCAGAAGTTTATAAGTATGGATTAGGTGCATTTGGTCAAGATAACTTATTGGGTATTGAAAAGATTGCTGGTAATTTAATTCCTCTCAGTGTTGGAATTGGAACAACCACTTCTTCTCCAATTAATGATACAGCAACAACTTTGACTTTAGGTATCGGCACGGTTGGATTTACCACTGGTTCTTATTTACAAATTGATGATGAGATTATGAGAGTAAGATCTTACGATTCTATTGCTGGTAATTTGGTTGTTGTTAGAGGTCTTTTAGGAACTAAAACAGTTCCACATGTAAAAAATTCAGTAACAAGAAAACTTGATGTAATTCCATCAGAAGTTCGTAGATTCTCAAGTATTCGTGCATCTGGGCATACATTTGAATATGTTGGATATGGTCCAGGTAACTACTCTACTGCTCTTCCACAGAGACGTAAAAAGACAATTTCTCTTGAAGATGAGTTAATATCAATAGCTAAAGAAGAAAATGGTGGTATTGTATTCTATTCTGGAATGAATGATCGTGGTGATTTCTTTAGTGGTGAAAGAATTAAACCAAGAGAAAATTTCTTTGGAGATAGTGGTGATGATTTAACTGCTGTATTTGATGATGTATATATTCGAAACACATTAGTAGTTGGTGGTGGACCAAATCGTATTCTTCCATCTCAATTTAGAGGACCAGTTAACTTCTCAAATAAGATTACATCAACTTCTGAAGATGGAATATTAGCAATTAAATTGATCCTTAAAGGAACATCTACTACACAACCATTCTTCCAAGTTGGAAATGATACTAGTCCATCATTAGTAGTCAATGAAGATACTCAAAATGTTGGTATTAGAACAGATGATCCACAATACGAATTGGATATTGATGGAACTATACGTGCACAAGCATATGAATCTTTTGAATTAGAAGATTTACCTATTGGTGTTGATGAAGAAGTAACATTTGCAAGAAATCGTGTTTTAAAAGTTAATGATGATGGAACAGGTTATGAATTAGTGGATGTTCATGATTTAGAAGCATATAAACTTAGAAGTTTAGGTATTAGTGATGATCCAACTGTTTATGTTGGTGTTGGTACTACTGCTAGTTTGGGTATTAGTAGCACCACTAAAGCAGCATTTACTGGTATTAATACTTCTAAATTCTTTGTTGGTGAATCTATTAAAATTTTTGGTGCATCAGAAGCAAATGTCTTAGCTCCTGATGCGATGTCTGGACAACAATTCGAAAGAGTTGGTTATTCTGATACAATATTCACTTATCGATATTGGGTTAGTGAATATGATCTGAACACAGGAAGTGTTGGATTTAGTTCACAGATAGGATTAACCAATCCTGGACCAGCAGGGGTTGGTCATACAAGTCCTAAAGATTTTAATAGTGACAATTTAATCAAGTTAACTTTACGAAGATCTTCTACGAATGTTGGATTATTAATCTATCGTCAAGATGCTAAAGGTAATAATCCAGCATTTGATATAGAAATTGCTGCAAATCATCCTGTTATTACTGGTGTTAGCACAGTTAAATTGACAAGTGTTACTGGTATTGAAGTAAATGATGAAATTGTTGGATTTTCTTCTTTGAGTGTATATCCTGCTATTATTGACCCTACTAATCCTAAGTATCCAAATTCTGCAGGTATTAATACTGTTCAGAGTATTAATACAGCACAGAAGGTTATTACTTTAAGATCACCTGTTGCTCATGATACTAGTGGAACAACAGTTCAGGCTCCTGGATCAACAGGAAGATATATTGATGTAGATGACACAGCAGATATAAGTGATGCTAAGTTAATTGCTATTCTTGGTCCTAAAGAATTGAGATCATCTTTAACTGATATTGTTTGGAAAGATTATGGAAACTATGATCAGACTACATGGTCAACTAAGGGTGCTTATAATAATTTTGATGAAGATGAAATTCATTTCCCTGCTATTGCAACTACTGGACATAGAAAGGGATGGGGAATTGATGAGGTTGTGAAGATAGGTATTGGAACCATTTATGTTAGAAATGCTTATAAATTCAATGATGATAAAACTGCTTTTGTTGGATTTGGAGTAACTAGTGAATGTAGTATTGTTCATGACAACACTTATAATATAAAGAAAGCAATTGATAATACTGTTGCATCTGGTGGAAATTATCTTGACTTACCAAGTGGAACGTATCTTACTGAAGGTGTTACTATTCCTTCTGGATTTACTATTTCTGGAAATGGTAAGAATAGTATATTAAAGCAACAATATTATTCTAATAGTTTGGATGATCATGCAGTTCCTAATTTTGCAGGAAATATTAGTGCATCAGATCAAATTACTAATATTAGTGCTGATGATATTAGTAAATTATCTGTAGGTATGGTTGTTAATTATGATAATAATATTAGTGGTTCTGGTAATTTAAGTTTGATTTCAGGAGTAAAAATTAGTAATATTAATACATCTACTAATGTAATTACTTTAGATACTTCATTTGCTGGATCTGGAACCAATGTTGCAAAATTAAGTGCTGGTTTCCCTCTATCTACTTCTGATGGTAACTTTATTGGAATTGCAGTAACTAATGGTAAAGATGTTACTTTAAATAATTTTACTATTGATGGAACAAGTAGTAATAATATTCTTTATGATGATGCTACTGTCAAGGATGCAAATTATCTTATTAATTTAAATAGTGTTGAATCTTCATTAGTTAAAGCTACTGAGGTTAGAAATTCTCCTGGAGGTGGATTATATATTGCAAATTCGAATAGAGTTTCTATAGAAAATTCTACATTTGTTGATGGATGTTTATCTGATAGAGAACCTTTCCAACCTTTAGATGCTTCTAGTTCTAAAGTTCTTAGAGTTAATGATTGTTTATTTGAAAATTATCCTGGAGCAGTTGATTTATCAGCAACAGAAGTTGTTTCTACTGGTGGTAATATAGTTCGTAATTGTGGAACTGGTATTAAGATATATGCAGCTGGTAAGTTAACAACTACTAATAATATTATTCTTGGACCTTCTGATGAGTATATCCCATCACCAGATATCTATGATAGTGACTTTAATTCTATCAACCTTACTGTTGATACTGATGCTGATTTCTTCACTCCAGTCTATCAATATATTAGAAATGGTTCTGAATATGATTTGAGTTCTGCTTCTATAGTTTGTGGTATTGCAACAATTATTAATGAGGGTGCTGCTAATGAAACTCTTGGAGATACTTTCTTAGAGATGGATCAGACAACTCAGGCAACTTCATCTACAGGAATGCAATTTGGTTATGTTCAATTTAAGTTACCATTATCTAAGAGTTCAACTCTTGTTGGATCAGGATCATCTGCACTCGGATACACAATTATTGCTACTGAATATCTATCAGTTCCTATTGGATTTACAACTTCTGTTGGTATAACAACAGGTGCATTTAATCAAACTGGTGCAGGTGCAACAAACTATACAGTAACATTGAGTAGTTCTGAAGATCATGTTGGATTTTCTACTGGTGATATTGTTAGATTAGTTAATCATGAATCTACTCCAGATTTAACAGGAATTGCTTGCACTGTTAGTCAGAAGACTGTAGGTGCTATTACTGCAACATTGAGGTTGGATTTACCAACACCAACTACTGTTAGTTCAGTTAATGGACAAGAAAGTGGATATATAACTATAAGGAATGTTTTCTCAATCGCTAAAGGAAGAGTCGGAGTTATTTAAAAAATGCCAGATAACACTAATGTAAATGCTAATTCGGCTGTTGTAGTCGTAGGTAGAACTGCTCCAGTTCCTCCTGGACAACAAAAAGCAGAAAAATCCATTCCAGTCGTTATTGCAAACGACCAATCAACCATTCCTGTTGCCGAACAGAATAAGGTTCAATCAGAAGTTGCTCTGTCACTTCTTGGTATACCAAGATCAGAAGTTGCTCTTGGTATTTTTGCTGATGTTAATACTTATGATGTAAACCCCACAGAATGGACTTCTACTCCAGATGCTTATTCTATTGTTGTAGATCAAGAAGCAGCAGCAACTGGTGTTGGTGGAACATATGGATGGGGATTGACTCATATTCCAGAAGAGTCTGGTGCACTTTTGGAAGCTCCTATAGATAAAACTGCTGTTCTCACTTCAAAAAGATTTTTTAGATATCAACCAGGTCGTGTTTCTGCTGCTACATTTGGTGTAAAAACTTCAGGGTTCTCTACTTCAGTAACTGGTGCAAATGTTCATAACCCTACTGTTCGTAAATATGGTATATTTGATAATTATGATGGATATTATTGGGAGACAAGAGGTAGTGGAGCAGGAGATAATTTCTCTGTAGTTAGAAGAACGCAATCACTTATATATGACAACCCACTTGATTATGGAACAAATACTGGTGAACAAACTCAGGATTATGGAAGAATAAATCCTTTAGATCCAACAGGAATAAGGGGATCTGAAAACGAGAGTAATGCTACTGCAAAGAAAAATACAGCTGCAAGACCAAAGAAATTTGGTGATCTTGTAGTTTTAAGAGATAATTTAATGATGACTCATGCTGGTGTGTATGATCCATCATTACTTCAAGAAGAAACACTTAATAAAATTTCAGAGACTGATGCATCAGCAGATTCAATTACTGTTGTTGGATTAGGTAGAACAATTACTAATGCAACTTATAATATATCAAGTGGTTTAATGGATATAACCACTTCTGAAGATCATGGATATAATGTAGGTAAGTATTTGACTCTTGCAGGTATTGGTATGACTTGTGAGTATAGTTATTGTAATATTACTGAAGCTGGATATAATCCTACTAACTCTAATATGGCTGCAAGTAGTTTACCTTCTACTATAAGATCTGGAGGAGCTTTAGCAACTGGTCGTATTAGAATTAAAGTTTCTGATCCTATAACAGGAGCAGGAACATTTGATAAATTATCAAACGGTGATTTGGTAATGATACAGGCAAATTCCATAACATTCTCATGTACTCATGGTAGTGGTGGAAATAAGACTTATCCTCGTCAACAGGGAGATGGTAATGCTGGTGGTGGACCTGACCCTGCATACAATAACACACTAGTAATTGAAAATAAGAATTCTACCGATAAAACCATAGATCTTTTGGTTCTACCTCCAGGTGGAGCTGCTTCTACTAATACAACTGCACATACATTTGTAAGTGCAACTGATGGTGCTTTGATACTTATCAAAGATTATCCTAATAGAAATACTGGTTTTAATGTTGTTAAAGTTAATAATAGTAAGTCATTTACTGTTAATGCTGGTGTTTCTACTGTTCCAACAAATTATTTCACTACTGCTGGAATGAGAGGAATTTGTATAGGTCTTACAAATGATCAATATGTAAGATATTCAAAAACTACAAATGCTTCTGCTATTAATGGTCTGGAAGATAAAGGAATTTATCGAGTTCGAGAGGTTGTTTATGATGAAAGATTTAGTACTGGAATTTGTACAATAAAACTTCTGGATGTTAATAAAGATAATCAATCTCTTACTGGTAGTGATTATACAGCTTCTGCAATAGATGCTCCACATCAATTAATTACTCCTGTTCCTTTTGTTCAACCTGTTGATTCAACTAAGATTAATAGTGGACTTACAAAGTATACTTCATTAAGAACTAATAAGGAAGCAGCAGAAAGTGCAGGAACAGGAATGTTCCCATACATGTATACTGTTGGCACATCTCAGGAAGGTTATATTGACACATCAAATACAATAACTGCTGCTGATTTAAAAACTCAAATTGATAACGTAAATGAGTTTTATGATAATTGGATTAATCAGAACGTTGCTATGGATTATTGGAATGTGTATGAATATCGTGTTCCACGTTCTAGATTTAGTGGTGATAGATTGGATGGTAAAACAGATTTATTAAAATATAGTGATGTTGTAGATACAAGAAGAGCTGGTGATGCAGTTCTTGATACTAGCACTGGTGAAGCAGCAGAAGATATTAGTATTTGGGATCTTGAATTTGACAAGGTTACCATGTATAAGATTGAATTCTCATGGTATGGTGCTGTTGGTGCTTTATTCCTTGCATACGTCCCTGTAAGCAACGGAGAGGCACGTTGGGTGCGTGTTCACCATCTCAGGGCATCTAACCAACTTAAGGTGTCTTCCTTGGGCAATGCGACGCTACCTATTACATATATGGCATATGGTGGAGGTGGTCCAAGCAAGAGTTATGGTTACGATACTGTAAATAGACTTGTTCAATTCACTGATGCTCTTGGAAATGAATCATATTCTGAAAATATAGTTAAGTATGGTGCTTCATATTACATTGATGGTGGAGATAGAGGAACTGTTAAATTGTTCAGTCATGCTACTCCTACAAATGTGGACGTATATGGATCAAAACGATCATATACCACTGGTAGTCCATCTGGTTCAAATAGTGCAATATCATTAACTAATGCTGGATCAGCTACTGTGGATCCTTATATTGAAATTGGAGCAGCTGCAGGTGTTGGAAGTTCATTCTATATTGGATCAAAGATTATTACTGCAGATCCATTAGATCAAAATATTAAGATTGATTCTATTGAAAGAGGTACTACTCACAAATTATACTTAAACAAATCAATTAATACTATTGGTGGATCTCAAACGATTTATATTATTGCTGATCGTAAAACACCAGTTATTGGACTTAAATGTAGAGATTTCATTCAAAGTAGCACTGGTAGAACAGTGAGAAATAGAACTCAGGTGTATCCAACTAGACTTTCTACTGGTTCTAATGGTCCTAAGGTTATTCAACTTGATTTTGTCAAGACTCCTATTTTCCAAACAGACTCAATAGTAACAACAACTAGTGAAGGTGATGCTTCTTCTGTTACTATCGAAGCAAATCCATTCTCTAAAGATGGTAATTATAATCTTGGAAAAAGAGGTAAACCAGTTAAAGTAAAACTTCCTCTAGTAACTTATGTTGGATCTCATACCTATACAGGTGGAGCAGTTACTGGAAATGTTACTACTGATGATGGTTCAGCTTTGAAGAATGTTACATCAGCAAATACATCATATAATTCTGCTACTGGTAGATTAAAAATTGGAATTACTGGTCATGGATTAACTGCTGGAACAGATGTAATTAGACTTAAGAAAGAGTCATTTGCATTTACTTGCTCATTGGATGATAATGCTACTACGCATAATTATCCTCGTTCAACTGATCCTATGATGGATTCTAATGATACTTCTTTTGTTGACAGGACATGGCAAACTAGTGGAACTGCTGGTTATATGGATATTGGTAGTGCTGCATATGATCCTTCTAATGGTAGACTAACAATCACTGCTAATGGGCATGGATTAAATGATGGTGATAGAGTTATGATTAAAGCAAATTCATTGGCATTTACTTGTGGTGCTGGTGATGGTGTTAAAACTTATCCACGATCAACTGGCGATAAGATATATGGTAGTGATAATCAAGGTAAGGCTGATCCAGGTTTTAATAATTGGTTAACTGTTTATGGTAAAACGACTAATACATTTAATGTTCAGGTTCTTCCAAATAATGCTCAAGGTGCTGATGGGGGTGGTTCAACAAACACTACTACTCATACATTTAATTCTGCTGGTAGTAGTTTATCTAATGCTTTAAGTAAAGCAGTTCCAACTACAGACGAAGCAACATCAGATGGAGTCTGGAGTAAGAAACTTGATATTGTTGATTCTTCAAATGCTGATTGGATCGAAGTTCGTGTAAATTCCAATGAAACTGATACAGCATCTGCTGCAGAGTATATTAGAGACATTGGTAAAGGTGTCTATGGTTGGTTCCGAGGATATTATGAAAATGAAAGTCCAATTAGACACTTTGCTGTATTAGGTTATCTTGAAAATAAAGGACAGGATAGAACAAAGGATGTAGAACAGGATAGTTACTATTTCCATGCATTAGATTCTACAACTGATAATATTATTATTCCTGCAACAATAGATAGTAATGCCAATAGATTTATCTATGAATCTAATTCCAGACCA